CAACGTTATTATGTTTGGGTCTGTGCCGGTTTATTCGTCCCTGCTAGCCTGTGGGGATCCTTTCCCGCCAAATTTGGCCTCCGAGGGAAGGGAACAGTCTCCCGTTGTAAGGGAGCAAGGCATGGGCCAGGTAGAAGAGAGTATAACGTGCTCATTTTGCCAAGAGGATTGGAACATCAGCAATTGCCAGTTTTGCAAACCTGGACACACTAGGTTTGTTAAGCGGATGTTTCAGTTGGTGTTTCCTGATTTCGTGTATGCGAGTGAGCAGGAAGCACAAAACACCCTAGAAACTCTGGATGAAGTGCCCTTAATGGGTAAAGATTTCGCTTTCAACAGGGGGGGTTGCCGGGAGTTTACGAATGTGAACAAACTTGCAGCCAACCTAGTAGCGGAATGTAAGCTGGACATAGTTTTCCGTGGATATACGGAAGCCAACCAGATGGTTGTCGAAAGGTGGGTAAATAAAGCGTTGGTCGTCTATAAGGAGAAAGGACTTAGGACCAAGCACCAGGTGATGGTGAAGAGCAGGTTTATGGCTCTTATCTTTGTTCCGTCAATTGATGAGATTAACTCCAAGAGGTTGTTTGCGACCAGTGTTGTTCAGGATAGAATAGCACAAGGCGAAGCACGTCTGTGGAGAATCAAGTGTGACAGTTCTACTTGGTTCATTCCTAGGATCCGCCGAGAGGTGGAGATCAGGAGGAGCTGAGGAGGCCCTATTGCTAGACCCGGAGTGTATGCTGCACCTAGTGTGGCTCCCCACCACTCCTCTCTAAAGGTCAAGCGAAAGGGGAACAAAGTAGGAAAGGTACGGAGAACCTATGAGATGGTTGGATGCGGGTCCAAGCACATCTACCGTGCATATAATAATACCGTTGATGCTCTGGAAAGAGCGATAAAAGAGAGAATGTTGTTTTACAAGGAAGAAGGTGAGTACTGGCCCATGATTCGCCCCAACCCTGACGCGTTCTCGAAAAGGGCCGCTAAGTTCAAGTCAGCAATTAAGAAGTTGTCAGTCTGGACCCTCCCAACTGAAATGGTTCCCTTTGCGGAATCATTCAGTGGACAGAAAAGACTACGATATCTCAAAGCTGCGGAGAATTTGTCACGGCAAGGATTTAGGAAAGAATGGACCAAGGTCAAGATGTTTCTTAAGTTTGAAACCTACAATTTATCGCTTAAACCGGATGCGAAACCCAGAGGAATCTACCCTAGATCCGATGAGTTTCTCGTGGACTATGGCCGACGGATCAAAGCCATAGAGAAAAAGATATATAATGCCTTAGAGGAGATGTTTGGATACGACGTCATCTTTAAAGGTAAAAATCAGAGGAGCAGGGGAGGCCTGCTTGAAAAATATTGGAATGAGATGGAAGACCCAGTAGCCATCTCTGCTGACGCCAGTGCTTTTGAAGCATCCGTCAGTGATGAGGCATTGGCTTTTTGCCATGAAATATACAACTACTACATTAGGGGAGATAAGCATTTCCAGTTCCTTCAACGATCAACGATAGTGAACAGAATATTTGCTACGGCTCCTGATGGTACAATCGAAGTAGTCGTTCTTGGAAGAAAGATGAGTGGAGACCCAGACACCGCGTTGGGCAATTGCCTAGTGAGCGCTTTTATGATGCATACCCTTTTCGGAGATTTGCAGATTGAAAAGCATAGAGCTTGCATAGACGGCGACGACGTAGTGTTTATAATAGAGAGAAAGGATTTGCATAAAGTGTTGGAGCATGGCAAGAAGTTTTACAGAGATTTTGGATTTAGAATGGTATTTGAAAAACCAGTGTACGAAATCGAACATCTCACCTTTTGTCAGAGCCAACCAGTTTGGACACCAGATGGATATATCATGGTCAGGAATCCCTATCACGCCACAGCAAAAGATGCCTTTTCAAGAAAAGATTTGTCCTCAAAGACAAATTACCTTCGTTGGATTTCTAGCGTTGGTATGTGCGGACTGTCTACGAATGGTGGAATACCCATTATGCAGGAGTACTATCAACAGTATGTCAGAAACGGCAAGGGAGCACCAATATTTGAAAATGATGATCTTTTTCAGGAGTTCCGGACCTATAAGGTCCAAGGAATGAAGAGGCGATACGAGGACATACATCCTCGTACCCGCTATTCGTTTCACATCGCTTTCAACATCGCTCCGGATGAACAAGTAATCATTGAAGACTACTATGCAGCACTAGAGTTGGACCACAATGTTACTGAAGCAGATGTGATGCCTACCCCAGATCTCCCTTGGTAGGTACCCAGTCCGAAAAGACGTAAAACTAGGTTTGGCGGAGTTCGGAATAAACCGTGGGTTTCGACAGCAACCTGTAAAAAGTCGCAAGCACCCGCGCGAAATATAGCGGGGTGGCCCCTGCAGGGTCACGTTTTCTGGTTTTCACAACCAGCTCTAGGGGGAAGAGTATTCCCTCATTGGGTCCCAAGCTTTAAACTGCCCAAAACGGTGGTTCGCCTTAATATTTCCGTACTAAACAGAATGTCGAGAGACTACACGGAGCAGCCTTTCCAAGGAGCTTGGGATGTATAGTCCCTGCTTGTCATCAGGTATCCAATACTATGACAAACAAAAATAAATCAAAACAGTCCGACCACGACAAGAAACTGGCAAAAGCTTACAAGAAACGACAAGCTGGAGGAACCATGGGTCCTTACCAGACGGCCGGGGCAGCCCTCGGAGCAGTCGGAGGATTCGTGCTCGGTGGACCTCCAGGTGCCGTCATCGGAAGTGCCCTCGGTAGTGCAGG